GTTTGCTACCCATGCTGTTGAGCTGGTCTGGGATGAGGTAGACCCGAGGGGTGACAAAGAGGTTGCTGAGACCATCGAAGTATTGGTAAGGGCCCTCACCACGGCCGTCAATAACCAGATCATGTCTCACGAGGCTGCCGTGTCGTTCCTGGCCAAGTACGTCGAGACCATGAACGACTACGAAAGTGATGACCCCGAGGTGATGGGTGAGAAAGACAGGATCGTCCAGGATATGCTGCGCAGGTCTCAGCTTGAGGACGCTCAGCTCGCTGAAGATGAACAAAAGATGATCGAGCAGGTCTTGGCCGAGATCCAAAAGAGCCAGAACCGCGGCCGTGATGGTGATGCGTGATGTCTGTCCAGGAGATGACCAGGCGCAACATCGAGCTTATTCGGCGCATATCAGACAGCGTGATGGGCCGGGAACTCCTCACAGCCAGAAGGGACTTTCTGGCTGTCAAACTGAGGCATGAGCCCGCATTGGCCAAGATATACCTGGATGCGGCGGATCGAGTGGCCAAACAGCTGAGAAGCTTGAGCCCCACTGTGGGTCAGCTGACTCGCAACCACCTCGAGGCCTTGGACAAAGCGCTGCGCAAGGAAGCCGACACCATCTACCAAAAGAGCGCTGCACTCATCAAGACGGGCCTGATGGAGGTTGTAGAGATCGGGGCCCGGCCGATAGACAACTTCCTCATCAGGGCTTTGAAAGAGGCGGATGCTCCGACAGACTTCTTGCGCCTGCAGAGGGGGTTTGCTGATCTCAACAAGTCTGCAGTCGAAGCCTTCTGGCTGCGCACTCGCCAAGGGTTAGCTATTTCGGATCGCATTTGGGAGCAGGCCGAGTCCGCCAGGCAGGCCATGCGGGATATTATCCACGCAGGCATAACTTCGGGGCGCGATGCTGTCCAAGTGGCGAAGGATTTAGAAGTTTATGTGAGAAATGGTACACTTGCGGAAGACTATCCGAACATGATGGCGCGCATGGAGCGCCGTGTGCCTGGCAACCTGTCCTATGAAGCACTCAGGCTTGCCAGGACAGAGTACGCAATGGCCTTTAACGAAGCAGTCTACAGCAGGGGCATGATCAACCCGGCCTATATCGGCGTTCAGTACTGCTTATCGGATAGTCATCCGGAGCCAGATATCTGCGACGATTTGGCGTCTGCAGACCTCTATGGCATGGGGCCAGGGGTGTACAAGAAGGGTGAAGAACCTCCCCACCCGCACCCAAACTGCCTCTGCTACGTCGTGCCCGTCGTCATTGAAACAGAGAAGTTTGTTCAGGACTTGATCCGTTGGAAGAAGGATCCCCGGTCGGTTGACTACTTGGAAGAGTGGCACAACAACATCTATAGGCAGATGGTGTTCTAAGGAGGGCCATCATGCCCCGGATACCCAGCCTCGAGACTACGCGGTATTGGGACAAGTTCCTCCATCTCGCACGAGACTGCATGAGGGACCTGTTTGACTATGCCCATTATTGGGATCAACTAAGTAGCGAGCACCGATACAGCTTGCTGCAGTCCTGCGGGCTGATCAAAACGGCCATACCGCATCTGCAGGGAGGTCGCGAAAGGGGCGAGCTGACCCGCAGGCAGCTGAGGGAACTGGCTGTTCTTGAGCGCAGGTATTCTGAGGCTGTGAAGCTCCTGGAACTGCTGAGACGCAGGGACCAGGAACTACACGCAAAGGAGAGGGACCATGAATAAGACCAAAGTCCAGTGCGACAATTGTCCTGCAGTATTCATCGTGCAGGACAATATGTTTGTTAGGCAGGTTGAGGATGGTATCGAGGAAGTCGGGTTCACCTGCCCGGAGTGTGGGCGTGAGACCATCGCCTACAAGATTGATGACGAGATCAAGCTGTTGCAGAAGAAGGTGAGGAAAGAGCGAGAGAAGGCCCAGAGGAAGATCGAAGCTGGCGTTGAGCCGAGGAAGGCCGAACGGAAGTTGAGGCAGGTGGTCCGTTCGCTGAGGCATTCGATGGATAGGCTAAACGGAAGGACACCTGAATAGCAAACGATGGGAGTTTCCTCCCACCGTTGTTATGCCAAGAGTCCTTTCTTCGTGAAGGCGTCCTTCACTTGGTCAATGGTCTTGGCGAGCTCGTCTACTTCGTTTGCAACTCTCAGAAGAAACTCGTTATCAACTGGTGACAGTTCCTCAAGACCCGTTTCTTTGAAGAACGCCGATAGGTCCTTGAGCGAATCGGCTAAGGCGGCGCATGCTCTGCCGAGGCGCTGCGCGTCATCGAGAGTTTTCTGAAGATGAGCGGTGGCTTTGACCAACAACTTCTGCTCCTCGCGGGGATCCATTTTCTCACCTCCTTGATGGATTATTCGCAGGAAACAGATGAAAGTCCTCCTTGGGAATAGAACATATGCTTGCCGATTATAGGAGACCGCCGGGAAAACCCCGGATTTCAATCCGGGGATGAAAGGCGGCTATCTGTAACAAACTGACGCACAATTCCCGTTGACAACACTGCCTATAGGCAGTATAATAACTATAGAGGTGATTGTCATGGGAAAGCAGAGGTATATCCACTTCCCCCTCCGTTTGACGCCAGAGCTTCACGATCTACTCCATCGGGCCGCATTCGCAGTGGGCAAGTCCAAGCACCAGTACTGTGTGGACGCGATCAGGAAGGAGGCGGAGCGTGATGCACAAGGCGTACAAATACAGGCTGTACCCAAACAAGGAGCAAGAGAGGAAGCTGAATGAGACGCTTTGGCTCTGCTCTATGGTCTACAACCGTTGTCTCGCTGAGCGGAGAGATGCCTGGAAAAATGAGCAACGTTCTCTGACAGCTTACGATCAGATCAAGCAGTTGCCCATCTGGAAGAAGGAAGACTTGCGACTCAACCAGGTGTACTCACAGGTACTTCAAGATGTCGTAAGGCGGGTAGACAAAGCCTTTCAGGCATTCTTCCGCCGAGTCAAAGCTGGAGAAAAGCCGGGGTATCCACGGTTCAAGTCAGCCCGTCGTTACGACAGCTTCACCTATCCTCAGAGTGGGTTTCAACTTCAGAACGGACGGTTGCAACTTGCCAAGATCGGTCTGGTGAAGATCAAGCTACATCGTCCTCTCCAAGGGAAAGTGAAGACGCTTACCATTCGCCGACAGGCAGGTGGGTGGTACGCCTGCTTCTCTGTTGAGGTAGATCCCGCGGTACTGCCTCCATCGAACAAAGCAGTGGGTGTAGACTTAGGTCTCGAGTCATTTGCGATTACCTCGGATGGTGAGTTCTTTCCTTCTGCCAAGTATCTTCGCAAATCCGAACGCAAACTGAAACAGTTGCATCGAATGGTCTCCCGACGCCAGAATGGCAGCCACCGCCGCCAGAAGGCCGTACGCCAGCTTGCGAAGGCGCATGCGCATGTTGCCAACCAACGTAGGGATATGGCTCACAAAATAGCGCGTTCCCTGGTCAATCGTTACGGACTCATTGCCGTCGAAGACCTTAATGTAAAGGGGATGCTCAAGAACCAC